TGCGATCTGAGTCGCTCGCATGCCTGCGAGGTCGGCTGCTGTCAGCATCCATCCTCCCGCAGATAACTCGCCTTATCATCGGGCAAACGCGGCACATACCACGGGTAGCCGCGGATGCCCTGCCGCACCCAGAACACCAGCCAGACTCCGATCAGCAGCCCTCCGAACAGCTCCGCAACACGAACCATGGGCACGATGTCACAGCGCGCAATCATGGGCGCCGGGCCAGCTGTGATCGCCAGCAATGCGAAGTAGATCGTCCAGGACAACCAGCCGCCCACGGCTACGAGGATCCACCAGGGACGCGCACCGATACGCCACGACAACAGAAACAGCATCGCCGCGGCAAACGATGCTAACGAACATACCAAGGGAGCCTCATATGCGAGCATGCTAGAGTGCACCTGTCCATCTCCCTGCCAGGACACTGATCGTGGCGGCCAAAGCGAGGAGCGCCAGCAGCACATAGACGAAGATGAAGAACATCTGTCTCGTCGATATGTTGTTGGGTGCTGCCGCTCGCAACGTTCGGACGTCATCTTCCATCCTGACCATCTTCTCCTCGATCCGTACCACGCGCTCTCGTAGTTCATAGAGCACCTGGAGTAGCTCTGGCGACGGTCCCTGTGGAAACTGATAACTCATACCGGCCTGCAACACTCTGTAGCCCGCGGTGCGGGCGAACCTAACCGCTGCGTCTATGCCACCGGCGCAGATCTGCTGAGAGATCAGCGATCCAAGATGGTAGGCGTTGGTATCCTCTATCTCCCGCTGTGAGAAGATCACCGTACATCGCGGTGCCTGTTCGTGAATCGCCTGCGCAACTTCGCTGCCGGTACACGAGTTCAGGAATGCGATGGAATACTCGAACGCTGCGACGTAGGCCCCGATGACCACTGGCGGGAGGAACGTTCCATCCATCAGCGGTACGCCCTCCGGCCCCATGTGACCGGCATACCAGAAGATGTCTGCCTTCTTGTCGCACGCAGCATGAATCTTCTGATGCGACAGCTCGCCGAACACGGGCGACACTTTCAGGCACTCCGCATCGGCAACCGCTTCGATCTCCGCACGAGCGAGCGCCAGACCTGCATCCGTGGCAATCAGCGTACAGGTGAGCATCCATCACTCAACACCTTCGTCGAGTTCTGGCAGATTGCCGATCCAGCCATCCAGCCGCACCGCCCCCAGCGGCTTGGGGTACGCTTTTAGTTCGAGCGCACCCGTCAGCCGCATGGAGCGATACCGCTTTGCCATCGCCAGCATCTGCGCATGCGCCTGGCTACGCTTGTAGTTGCCGCCATCTGCCGCAAAGTCAAAGTCAGTGGCCAACAGCGACGCCTTTTCGTCCCACACGTCAGCAGCCGCCCGATTGAGATCCCAGGCACCCAGCCAGCCGTAGTCGTCTGGCTCAGTCCCGTTGGCATCCGGCACCGGGTAACGAGCGATCACCGCCTGCAGGTCGCCCTGCGTGTAAGTGTCGCTCGTTAACGGTTCTGCGGTCATGCGCCGCAGCCGTGCGATCATGTCGGTTGTAGGCGTAGGCGTCGCCATGGCAGACCCCCACTAAGCGCGGATGTACTCGATGTACAGCGTGCCGGTAAAACCGCTGGAGTCAGCGGAGCCGGTGCACGTGACGTACTTGGTCGACGTCCACGCCGCTGGGGCGCTGACTTCAGTCTTCGTCGTCGCCTGGATCGTGTTGCCGTTGTAGATCTTGTTGGCGATCGAACCGTTGATGGCCAGAGCGTTGATCATGTCCGTCGCGCTCGTCACCCCATCGGCAGCAACACCAACGCTGATGTTGGCGGCGCCGGTGCTGGCAGTCGTGACCACCAGGTATGAGCGCAGGATGTAGATCGTCTGGCCCTCGGGGTTGGCCACGGCGCACATGGCGCCGCCATCGGTCGAAGTTGTGCCGGTAACGGGCACACTCAGCATGCCCTTGCCCGTCGTGTTAATTGCAGTCATGTCTCAAATCCCCCTAACCTAGTCGCTGCTAGGCCAAAGTGCACTGGTGATAGCCGACGACATACCACTTGCCGCCATAGGCCATCAGGTTGAGGACGTCACCGACCACGCCCGAGAACGTTGCAACGTCCTCGCCAGAGCCGCCGCCGCCAAACGACGTGGCAGATGTGACGGTGCTGGCGTGCGCTGTGCCGTTGATGATGGTCAGCCGCTTGAAGTCGTCAGTGCCCGTCGTCGGGTCGGCGAGAGTCGCCGCCACGATGCCGGGCACCGTCTTGCTGATGATGCATACGCCGTTCTTGACGGTGATGGCGCCATCAGCCGCCAGCGTCTGCAGCGTCTCGGTATGCAGCCGGTTGATCTCCGCAGCGGTCGCCGTGACCGTCGTGCCGCTGATCTTCCACCCACCCGTAAAATCCACGATGGGCTTAAAGATGCCTGGGAAGAAACCCATGAGTAGCCTCCCTTATGCCGTGAGGACGGCGAACGGTGCGCGGTTGGCCGCAGTCTGCTGCATCCGGTTGATCGGGTTGGGCAGCGCGAAACCAAGGCGCATGACAGCGCGCAGCGCAACCATGTCCTGCTGAGCCAGGTTGTAGATCGTGTTGCCGGCGGCATCCTGGATCACGGCCTGGTCGAGCACCTTATAGGTGATGTCCTGCCGCATGGCATAGACCAACTGATTCCACTGGCCAGAGACGATCAGAGCGGAAGCCGCGCTGATGGCGCCGTTGGTCGGGAAGTAGATCGGCGAGCCGTCGAGGTCGTAACGGGTGCTGTCCTGCATGTTCGTGCGGAAGATGGGATCGCCCACCGTCGAACGCACGTTGCGGAGCTTCCGCTTCATGCTCGTGTCGGCGACGTGACCAGTGGCCATGTAGCCATCTTCCTCGAGCTTGCCCAACGAACCAGCCACACCACCGGCCGTCTCGCCCAGCAGGGCCTCATAGAGGTCGGTGTACGCAGCTGCGCTCACCGTGTTGCCGGCCGCCGTGGACAGGGCCACGAGGCCAGCGGCGCCCAGGTTGGTTGTCCAGCTCGCCGGGATGTTGGTCCCGTACAGGACCGCCTGGTCGATGGCCACACCGAACGCTTCGACGAGCGCCGGCTGCACCTCGCCCCAGATATCGAAGGCGCTGTCTTCCAGCACGGCTTCGGGGATCGGCACAATGACGGCCAACTCTTCCGCCTCGATATACTTATTCGTCCAGTTGACTTCGCTGGTCTGCTTGAGCCCATTGTCGCCGCTGACGAAATACGCCGTCGCCAGCGCATTCATCACGGGCAGGCGGCGCTGCTTGACGCTCATATCAGTGAGACGCCGCGCCAGCTGCATGACGATGCTCGTCTCAGGCAGGCTCTTGAGGATCTCAGTCGACGCATCTTCTGGAATCAGTGCCGCTGCGTCGGTGCGGCTGATGTTGTTGTTGAATGGCACTTGGCCACCTCCACTGGTTGTCTATTGCGCTCGCCCTGCCGCAGCACGGATGAACGCATTCATGTCTTTGGTTTCCACGCCGGCGGACTTGGCACCAGCCCCGGCATTTGCTGTCGGCAAGGGCTGTTTGGGCAGGCTTGCCAGCAGCGTTTTAGCGTCGGCTTCCATTTCCTCGACAGTCTCGCCAACCAGGCGGTCAGCCAGAATGGAGGGAATGTTGAGCCGTGCCGCTATGTCACGGCGCTGCACTGCTAGGGTTGCCGCGTGCGCCCGTTGGCGTTCGGCTTCGGCTTCGGCTTTGTACTGATCCGCAAGTTTCTTCCACTCGCCTTGTTCCTCGGCCGCCTTGCGCTCAGCGTCTGCGCGCGCCTTTTGTGCTGCCGCCTCGCCCCGCTGCTTTTCCTTGGCCAGTCGTACAGTGACGATGCGGTCAAGGTCTGCTTGGGTGAAGGTGCGCGACTCCACGCCGGCATTCTCAGCGGCGGCGCTTCCCGCTTCCTGCTCTGCCCCGCCTGTGGCGGTAGTTGTTTCGTCTGCCATGGTTCCCCCGGTTTAGACCGTCCCGGTAGACGTGGGTAGGTAACAAAAAGGGCGTGCGTCCCTTGCGAGACGCACGCCCTTTCGTCGGTAACATGCTGGCCTTTTGGCGGGCCTATGTTGTTGCACCTATATTAGCACATGTGTCCTATGCTTTGCAACGGTTGCTTAACAATTTCTTACAGCGAGGTGGTGCAACCGTTACACCACCTCCCGATGGTAAGTGAGGTTATACGCGGAAGGATTTACCGGACCAGCGTTCTACGTCTCGATCGAGAGCCCAGTAGTAAATACGCCGCTTCCACCCGCACCATGTTCCGATGATCCACCAGTTCCACAAGATGAACCACGCCAGACGTCTGGCGTCTTTAGCCTTGTAGTACGTAAACCATCCTAGACCATCCGCTCCGAGCCATAGTTCATGCCCTTGATTGTTGTAGGTAGTGGCATATCCTGCTTCGCCCAAAGTGAGCCGTTGGCTGCTGCCAGGCGGGGTAAAGTCATCTCCGTCACCAAGTAACCGCATGGTTGCCCGTTCAATGTTCAAAGTCGCCACCTATTCCAGGCCCCAATAGCGTCGGATACGACCTATAACGTATTCCTCTGCCGCCTGCATCTGCTCAGAAGTCGTGCCGGCCGGCAACGCTGGCCCTCGCACATCCTTCGCTATCGTCATGCCGAACGGTAGCTGCATGTGCGCTTGTGGCAATTGAACGGGCTGCATGTTCATCAATGCCTCTATGGCCCAAGTCACTTGTCCCCTGTCCATGCCGGCGGCGACGGCCTTGTCGATCACTGCTCTGATTGCGGCTTGCTCTTTGTCTGTGGTCATACTGAACTATAGCCTCTCCATGATCAGCCGCACCAAACCAAGCTTAATTTGCCCTTCCTTGATCGGGGCCAGTGACCCGCGCTCGTTGAGCTGTAAGCCCATCCACTGGGCAATAAGTTCGCTCATGTTGTCGCCACCGATGCTGATTTCGTCGGGACCAAAACCGCCTTCGGAGTCTGACACCACCAGCTCGCCCTCGCGCATCAGCGCCCTGGTGCGTCGGCCCACATCATCGGAGAGTATGTACCAGACGTCGAACGTGTAGGGATGCTCTGACTCCCGACCAGCCATACGAGCGAGTTGATGCTCGTGATAGTACCGAGCGTAGGTGTCGGCAAATGCTGCTGAATGTTCAGCCGCCTCTGCGCGGAGAACGGCATCGGCAACCTTTGCCTCTGCCTCATATGTTCGTTCTGCTGCATTTAGCAACACGCGCGCATCGTCAACGTGTATCGTGATAGACCGCGGACGTATCTGCGCAGGGTTCGTGATTGCGTCCCTGACTTCATCAAGTTGTGCGATCTCGCTGGCTAGAGCATCAAGTGCCTGCTGTAGTTCGTTGCTCATGCCTCACCTCCCCGATGCACTGGGTGGCCCCGCTTGCGATTACGCCAGTCAAACGAGTGCCGCCACAGGCAGGACTGCCGCACGGCTGGACGGACAACCACAAAACGCAGGTTGACGGTGAACTCATATACGGGCAGCTGCGCCAGCTGCTCAGCGACACTGACGGCATTGTCGGCAAAGAACTGTTGAAGCTCTACGCCGTTATATGTAACCTTGACGGATGTACCCTTGATGACTGCCATGCTATCTCCGTGCCTGTAGCTCTGCCTGCAATTCCCGAACGATTGCCATAGGGCCGCTGTCATTTGGATAGACGATGACTTCCTGTGGTGGCAGTACGATCATTAGCATTTGCTCTAGTCGTGCCAACCGACGATCCATGTCACCGTACATCTCTCGGTATACACGTTCAATGACTTCTCGCTTGGCATGTTCGTATATGTGCTCATCGTTGCGCACCTCACTCTTTATGATGGCCTGTGCGCTTACTCGGACCTTGCCGATTATGGTAAGATCACCGCTAACCATTTCCTCGTACTGCCATTCAACTACATTCGATACGCTTTGCATGCGGTCCCTTTCGCAATTACTTGAAGATTGACAACACCATCATAGCACTATCGTGTGGCCAAATCACTCACCCTCGTTGGATGCAAGCTGCCGCCCCAATCGTCGCTCCAGCTGCGGCTGATCATATCATCCATTGACACCTCGCCCCGCTGCCATAAATCGAAGCGGCCGGTGCCCATCATGCGCCGCTGGGTCGCCTCTGGCTGCGAGCGAAACCACTGCTGACCTGTCTGGAACTGCACAGGCGGCACATTGACCAGGACGGGCACAAGACTGCAACGCCCGTTGGGATGTTCATCGAAGCCGTCCTCGGTCGCATAGAGTCTGCCATCGGCAAACAAACAGGCGATACAAACCCGATCATCGCGCGCCGAAAGCCGCCGATAACCCTGCACGACTCGGCTGGACTGGTAGCTCTGAAGCGTCGTCTGGCGATAAACCCTCAATTGTTCCGTGCGCGCAATGGTCTGCATGCGCGTGAAGCTCTGGCCGAGGCCCATGCGGATGGCCCGCCTGGCTACGGCTATGGGGTTGCGCCCGAGGGCGATGCCGTTGACAAGCTCCTGGGCCATCTGGTCTGGTCCCACCCGCGCAGCGTCGTTGAGAACGTCCCGGAGGGGTGAGCCGTCGCCGGCCAGCCCCACCATGTTATTGACCGCTGACACCGGCAGCCGGTTGAATGGCACCACAACCTGGGCTTCGGTGGCCACTGCGTTGACAGCCTGCTGGCTGTGTTGCAGGGCCAGCGTGATCATGTCGCTCTGCCCGCTGCGAATGCGGGGCTCAATGAAGTCCTCGTACTTGCGCAGCTCGTCACGGGTCTGCTGCATCAGCGCCTGGTAGCGCCGGCTGCGTGCGAGCTGTCCCATGGTCGCCGTGCCCGGCTGGTTGGCAAGCTCCAGGGCCAGCGCATCGACCTGCGCCTGGATGGCCTGCTCTACCTGCAGCCAGGCCTGCGCCTGAGCACGCATGGCCGCATCCTCGCGGGCGAGCAGGGCTGCCCGGTGGCTATTGATCGCATCTACTACGGCTGGGGGCATCGGGCATCCTTCCGTTTCATGTGCCGGCGCTTTTGGCCAGTGGCCCGCTTGTTCCGTGCTATGGCTATGCCGATCTCGCCGTCCTCAAATGCAAAAGCGATGTTATGCACCAAGCCACAGTCACAGCACGCAAACCGCAGTATCTCTCCTGGCTTGATCGTGATGGCATCGCCATCGTTTAGCACTGGGTATCTCGCCATGCTATATCTCTGATGATAACAATACCTATGCGCGGAACTATACTGCCGTCCCCTGATCAAACTGCCGCTGCGCCTGGCTGAGCACAGCATCAGCATACGACGCCTGCTGTATGCGCTCTGCCTCTTTGTCGGCGTCCAGCTGGGCGAGATCCTCTTCGTCCCAGCCCTCGTCACGCAGCACCGTCGTCAGCGGCATGCCGGCCCGCACAGACAGCTCCCGGATCTCAGCCGTGGTTTTTGGTTGCTGTGTCGCGCTCTCCTCATATTCGGCATAGATGGATTGTGACGGCACAGGCGCCCCACTCAGCAGCAACATGAACGCATACAGGTCACGCCACGTCGGCTGTAGCGCCGACTGTAGGTGCTCCACCTTGCGATTAAGCGGCGCCTCCATTGCAATCAGGGCCTCGCCCGAGGGGTCGCCGCCCTGGGCATAGAAATAGTGTCTGGGCGTGCGGCTGATAATGCCGATGTCTGCGCTCAACTTGTTGATGGCGTTTAGGTAGTTGGCCAGGTCTGTCGCTGCGAATTGCCCCGCCGTCGTGCCCTGCGCATCCTTGTCAGATGCAACCAAATCCCAAATGGCGTTTGGGTTATTTTGTAGGTTGACAATGCCGGCTTGGCTGATCACGTAGCGTTGCGGGAAGGCACCGAACTCGGCTGCGACCATGCAGTCCGCAATCAACTTGTTGACCATATCGGCCACAGGGATCACGTCGGCAAGCTGACTCTTGGGTCGGCGCCGGTTGGCGCGGAAGTGAAACAGCGGAATCACGCCAAACTGATTTTCCGCTGCTGGCTCGCCTTCTGCCAGCGGCACGAACGCCTTTGCGTCTGGCGTCTCGCCGGCTTTGAACTCGCGGCGAGTGACGTAATACTCGAAGCGGTCAGGATAATACATAGTCAGCCGCACGCCTCCGGCATCAGGCCACCATTTTGCGGCATACGCCATGCGGCGTGGGTTGTTGCCATCATACTCGGCATGACACAAGCGCGCGTCGTTATGGAATGCCTCTATCTCGCCCGTCTCGTTGGTCCATGCCAGCACGAACGCTTCGCCCGTTACGGCTATATCTTCGTGAACATTGTATTCGTCGTCAATCAGCCCCGACTGCTCACGCAGCGCCACAAGTGCGGCCGTCGCCGTTTCATCATTTGGCACGGACAGTGATTGTAGATCCATGCGGTCTAGCACCGAATCGACAACGACGGAGCACCAGTTCTCGGTGAAGCGTGCATCTAGGCCGCTGAATATCTCGCGCAGCTTTTCGCTGCTGTAAACCAGCGGAGCCTCCCCATCGTAATAGCGCCAGAGCATGTCATAGCGTGGCTTTTTCGCTGTCAGTGCGGCTACGGCTGTCTGCAGATCGGTTGGTACTGCCATCGTGTCACCCTCTTTGTGTGCTAGGCTGGCGCACTTCACGCACCAGGTCATTGAATGCGCCACTGCTGGCGTCCACCTCGTCATCGTGCGCGCCGTCTGGAAAGCTGTGCAGCGTGCGCAGATACCTGTCATTCCATGGCCCGCGCAATATCTTCACGTTGCCCGCTTCTGCCTGAGCTGCGAGCCCCTTAGCCCTCGTTACCTTGTCACCTTGTGGCGATACGGCGCGCACGTCGTAGCCTGCCATCATCGTGACCGTGTTGCGCGCGTCGCGCACGCCCGAAGCCCCGCCCTCACGCTCGAAGCGCACGGTCACGTCTACACCGTCGTGGCTGGCCGTGTTCTTGATCAGAGTGTCAACGCGGCCAGGCGCCTCCTGTACGGCTATGGCATCCATCACATAGTAGATGTCGCCGACGCGCCGCATTTTCACACCGGCAGTAAAGTCAGGGTCAGGCTTGGCGATGCTCTTCTCAGTCGCAGCCAGGTCCCAGAACCGTATCGTGCGGCCGCCGGCCGGCGCTGCGTCCACAATCTCGAACCAACCACGGTTGAAGACTTTGCCGGCCGCCGGCTTGATCTTCCAGTTGCCGCCGCGCGTACCGTCCCCAAGCAGCCGTTCCCGGTCAACGAGCGGCAGCGCCATGAGGTTAGCCAGATAGCCGGGATCTGCTTTGAGCAGGATCTGGTTGTCGAAGACAGACGACAGAATGAACGTGAAGCTCTTAGGCTCGCTGCCAGGATACTGTCGGCGCAGCTCGTCAGCGGTATTCGCCCAGTGCAGATCGTCATTGATCACGACGAACCAGCGCACCACGCCCGATCGCTCATGGATGGCATAGCCGTCCTCATCGATGTACCAGTCGATGAACTCATGTATCCAACCGCCGGTGGGGTCGTCATCTGGCACCGGGTTGCAGGTCGCCCGCATATATGGCCGCACGCCCGAGGTGGAGCGGTTACGGCTGAGCATATAGAAGAACTGGTCACGGCTGAAGTGGGTCAACTCATCAAAACAGATGAGCGGGATCTGCGAGCCCTGCCAGTCTAGTCGGTTCTTGTCATGCTCCATATGGGCAAACTTGACTGTGGCGCCGCTGGGGAAGGCCCATTCCAACACGTATTCACGTGGGACGGCAGAGATGAGCGGATAGATTTTCATGGATTCATCCCACAGGCCGCCGGGGTTGCGCACCTGGACCGACGTGCGTCGGAAGATAACTGCGTTGAACTGGCCATTGTTCACATGACGCAGCGGTTCGAGGAGCAAGGCATATGTCTTGCCCCCGCCGGCGGCTCCCCCATAAATTACGAGGTCTGCGCTGCTCTTTAGGAATGTCTCTTGTGGGCCATGTTGCGCCCTAATCCGAATCGTAGATTGCTTCATCTCGCCCATTGTCAGGCAGGTATATCTGCACGCCCATAGTTCCGGCTACCGTGCCCTTGGGCGCCGTCTCTATGCCTGCTCTATCCAAAATGCCAAAGGCCGCGCGCAGCCGCACGGCAGGGTCCTCGCTCTGCATCTCCCTGATGGCTGTGGCCACCGCTATAGGCGCCGCCAGCGCCAGCCGCTCAGCCGCCTGCTGCTTGGCACGCAGCGATCGGCCGTCCTGGTATTCTCTGGCCAGCCCCTCCACCTGTTTCAGTACATCAGCAAATAGCGGCTGTTTCTTCCACTTGCGCTGGTAGATAGTACGGCTGCACGTCTCTGGCCGGCGGGGCTCCCAGACTGTCTCCTCGCTTTCCCCGGCCAGCCGCGCGCCCACAATGGCGATGATGGTCCCGCGCATCTTGCCGTAATGCCGGTCGCCTCCCAGCCGTTCGAGCTGGGTCGCCGCTGCGCTGATCCACTCGTCAGCCATCAATCACCATTGGAACGATAATGACGATTATTCCCGGAAATATAGTCATACGAGTTTTCTAAAACCGCTTGACAAACTAGCTAGTTAGATGTATGCTATAACTAGCTAGTAACGATTGAACGAACGAAAGGAACCAATGATGAGCACCTACAACCGCAACCGCAAGCACTACACAGTAACGGTCGAGCAGATGGGCGATGTATACGTAGGCATCATCACCAACACGATCACAGGCGCCACGCTGATGACCGCCGGCTTCCGCTACTACCGCACCGCCTTGGAAGTTGCTCAGGCCGAATACGACACACTGACCAAGTAACCCCCAGATAGCAGACGAAAGGAACGAACGATGAAACGCACAGCCAAGCCCGCCAAGATGATAATGACCGCCTACAACGCCACGACCCGCAAGTATGAGACGGTAGACCCTGAAGGCGAGATCGCCGGCCTCAACTTGATCCCGATGTTCTGGTGCGCCGGCGAGCGCAAGTACATGACGGTCCCTGGTGTGACCGCCGCCGATGTGTACGGCGAATGGGTGAAGCAATGAAGAACTTTGAACGCCGGTCACTGGAACTCACCCCCGAGCAATGGGCCGCCCTCGAGCAGCTCGCCGCCAAAACGAACAGCCTTGCGCCAACCGGCCCCGATGCCGGCCGCCCATCCTGGCGCACACTTATACGACGCATAGCAGATCATGAGTTAAGCCCATCACCGGCCGAATAGGCCGGTTTTGTTTTACTTGGCATCGTCACCCCCCACCAATACCGGCGTCTTGCCGGTGGACATAGCCCACCTTTCAAGCGCCACCGCAACATAGGCCGGGCTGATCTCGACGGCACGGCAGCGCCGGCCAAGGTTCTCGCAGGCGATGACTTCCGGCAGCGTCCCCCCGAATGGAACGTAAACAATCGCCCCATCTGGTGCGCTACTCTTGACGACGCGGGCGATCATGTCCGTAGGCTTTGGCGTCGCGTGGTCGTGCCGGTCGTCACCTGTCACCCTCCCAAACTGCCAAACGTCCGTCATGTTGTCGTGCGTATTGTCGAAATATGCGCGGGTTATGTAGAAGTCTCGCTTCAGCTCGTCGTAGTCTCGCTGAAACGCGCGCCCATTTGCGACGGTCTGCAATTTCAGGTAATCAACTTCCTGAATCAAATTGAAATGACTTTGACTAAATGTGTGCTGTGTCTTGTTTATGCTACCCAAAATCGTTTCGACCTGCGGCTTGCTCCATCCCATTTTGATGCGTTCGCCGTCGAGGTATCCTCTGATTGGCTCCCATCCATCCCACCAATTGTCGGCGTTATTGTTGAATCCTTGTTCGCCCAACATGAAGAACAGACAACGCTCGGAGGCTGTCGGATATTGCCGGTGTGTCTCGCTGCGAATACCTTGCGCGCCTTGCTTCTGCCAAACTATTTCATTTCGCAGGGTCAGCCGTTCAGAATCGCGCAAGCCGCCACAATACCAAAGCCGCCAAAGGTCGTCAGCATTGCCCCAAATGTACACGCTTCCATTGTCGTCAAGCATCGAACGGCAAGCCCGCCACCAAGCCATCTGAAAGGT